GAGTTCATTGATGATATTTGATCGACACGCAAATCTGAAATACAAGTATGGAAATCGACATTTTTGGTGTCGAGGATTGTGAGTTGACAAGGGAAACGTAAAAAGGTTGAAAAGGGTGGAAAAGGGTGGAATTGAATTGGAAGGGGTAAAAAGCGGCGAAAATGCGTGATGTTTTGGGTGGAATGAGATAGAAACAGAAAAGTGAACAAAAATTGAAGTGTCAAAAAAATCGCTCGGAAAATGAGGAAGTCCTCTGTTTTCCGGGCGATTTCGTTTTTGTGTTCAATTTTTGAGGGCGGCGTTTTACTGTTGTTTGAAAAGCGTTTGAAAACGTTCAAAACGGCGGAAAATCGCCGTTTTTTTGCTTTTGCGGTTTTGAACACATTGTTTTAGACACAGGTGGACGTTTTGAAAAAACAAGCCATAAAGGGGATGGGAACATAGGAACCAATTTTCAGAGGGATAGGAACAGTTCCTATCCTTCTTTTTTTGTCTGCTTACAATTTTCCTCAAAGTCATATATCATATTTAGAAGTTTGCTGCGTTCTTTTAGTGGAAGGCTTTTTAGAATTTTAGCCAATTCTTTGGCAAGTTCATCTTCGCTTTCGCTTGAATTTTGGATATTTACTGTTCCAGTTGAGTGCTCTCCCATTGCACCAATTGTTGAATTAGTGATATTTTGAACCGGTGCATCATTTCCGTAAACCAAGTAGTCAATAGAAACGCCAAAAAATTCGGAAATTTCAATAAGATATTTTCGGTACGAATTGCTCTTACCAGATTTCCAATCTGTAAATGCACTCTTTTTCAAGTGAAGATAATCTGTCAATTTCTTCTGGTCTTGCTCTCCAAGTAACTCAACAATTCTATCTAAAATGCTCAAAATTATAACTCCTTTTTTGTTCGTAATGCTGAAAATAAGATTTTTTCGTACTCTAATATTGACAGTACGATATTTTCGGACTATAATATTAGCATACCAATACAACAGGGTATAAAAAGCCTTATGATAATTGTACCACAAAGTAAGGCAAAAGTAAATGAAAAAGGAGGAAAAAATATGGATTCTAAAATCACGACCTATTACACCATGGATTCTAAGGGACTGCATTTCTACTACAAAGTACGGGATGCTCTGATTTTTGGCGGTGAGGGTAGTGTCGGATATTGCACCGCTACAGTAAATGCGACAAAAGAAAGTGCGTGCGAAATTCTTGCATTCTATGCTGTGCAGTCGGGAAATGTTGCTGCATCACTGGATGTGGATTTTACACAACTCGAATCAATTTCCAGAGAAGATTATGAAGCTCTGAACCAGGAGGATTAACCCATGAAAGTTATCAAGCGGATCCCGTGCCGGAAAAAGCCTGCTCCGGATGCAGCGGAGCAGGCAAGGAGGGAACAGGAACGGAATGAACGTGTTTGGAAAGACCAACTGAAATACAAGGAAGAATACGACCTTACCGAGGTTGCAGTTGAAACAATAGAGGATTACATTGCACACAGCACCCATATTGATGAAAATGGGAACAAGAAAATCCTTCTTCCGAAGTCTTTTCTTCATCTGTGGTTTCTGTCCTTTTAATCTTCGTCTAATGCAGACAGTGCATACTGACGGAAAAAATCAGAATCAGATTCTTCGCAATGCACAGCTATCAAAAGGAATTTGAAGGGAGGAGAAAATATGAGTGAAGAACAATATAAAAAAGTTGTAGACGCTCTTGTTGATTTTGTGCTTAGAGTAGCCACAAAAAATGAAGCGACCACCGAAACAGAAATTGCGGTTCTGCCGGCAGTCGCTTACATTCTTAGCCAAATTTAGAAATTAGTCTCTGGAGAGATCCTGTTTTAGTGTTTCAAAAATCGACTTGTAAATTGCATTGTAGAAAGCGGCAACTTGTTTACCATTTTCTTCGGTAGCAGAATATGAGGAGTTCGACATTTTTGAAACAACAATTTCTTTGGCTATGTCTGCTGCTTTTTCAGCAACATTCCAATCGTGCATTTTATTTCCCTCCTTTCCTGCTCCATTATAGCATAATCCGGCAGGAAACACAACGGATTCGACAAGAATCGACAGAATATTATCACATTTTGAAAGGAGCGATTTTCATGTTACCGAGAATTTTACACACCTATTACTGTGTTACCACGACCTATTCGCCCACTGGAAAAACTGTCCGTCTGACAACGGTGCAGACCGGCGACAAGCCCAACAGCAGCTATTGTCTGGACGGGAAGCAGAACATCTATCGGGACTATTTCACCCAGCGGCTGATCGCAGAGCAGTTTGCCAAAGCCATGGGAGGCGATGCGACATGGTCGTGACCGAGAATCCCACGGCTTTGCAGATCGCTGCCAGTGCCAAATTTCACAGCACAGATGCGGCAAGCATCGGGTATCTGTATGACTGGTATGACGCTATCCCGGAGATGCTGGAAGCCAAGGAAGAACTGAAACAACGCATTCTGAAAACCAACGGCGTACACAGGAAGGATGATGAAAAATGACCCCAAAAACATTCGGTAAGCAGCTGCTGGAGATCCGCACCACGCTGGGACTGAGCCAGACGGAGGTTGCGGAGGCGGCAGAGGTATCCCAGAGCTACGTTTGTCAGCTGGAGCAGGACAAGTTTGTGCCGAGCATCACGGTGGTGCTGCGGCTGGCAAAGGCACTGCGTGTGCCGGTGGAGCGTCTGCTCCCCACAGAACCGGAAACGAAAAAGCGGAGGTATGCTTCATGAAAATCAAAATCGGAACGGTGATCGAGAATCACCTGATCTATGCCATTTACGGCACGGAGCACTGCCTTGCCAGACCGATCCTGCCGGACGGCGAATTCGTAGTCTGGCACATTGACGAGGACGGCAAGGGCGTGTGGGGCGGTGCGTATTTCCCCGATCAGATGGATGCAGAGTGGGAATATGCCAGCCGGTGCTTTCCGTGGCTTTCGGACAATGTGCTGTTTACCGCCAACGAGGACGATGACGAGGTGGAGGAAGCCGATGAAAAGACTGCATGAATGGGGCGGAGCACCGCCCAGACGGTCACAAAAGCTGCGGAAAACCGTGCGGCGAATGAAGAACTGCGGCTGTACAGACTGGGCGATCCTCCACGAGATCCGCACCAGCGACTGTTCCAGAACAGAACAGGACAGACTTCTGAAAGAACTGCATATGGAGGTGAAGCTGCTGTGAAAGTGATCGAAGATGTAAAGGACAAGTACGGCAACTACTGCATCATTTTCAAAAGCACAAATCTCAGGCTGATCTACGACTGGCTGCACACGCACTACAGCGGAAACGGCTTCAAGTTTGCAATCGTAATTGACCTGAGTATCGACTATGACTATGAAGAGCCGACAGAAACGCTGGTCTACTTCCTGGACGAGATCACAGAAGAAGTGCTGGACTATGCCGGATTGAAGCTTACAAATGCAGATGCAACATAAAAGCCGAAACAGCGGCAGAGAGCCGCTGTCTGCCGGAGGTGGTCTACCGGTACTGAGGATGGCAGACCGGAAAGGAGGAGCTATGGACTACTTATCAGTAGAAGAAGCAGCAGCCTTGAAAAACTGCTCTGCAAGATATATCCGAAAACAATGTAAAAACGGTGTTTTACCGGCAGTGGTGCAAGAGCATCCGCAGAACCACAGAGCCTGTTATCAGATCCCGGTCTCCGCATTTCCAGAGTCGTTACAAGCCAGATACTATCAGCAAAAGCGGCAGGCAATGGGAATGCTGCCGGAACCGATACCGCAAACGAAGCCGCCGAAACAGAAAGCAAAAGCGGTGCGGCAGATGACCATTGAGGACTGCACTGCACAGCAGCGGCAGGAGGTTCAGATCTGGACAGCAATCCTGCGAGAGTGGCAAGCCGGACGAAAGGGGTACGCCAAAAAGACCGACTATGACAAGCTGTATGTGGGCAAGTGTCAGCTGGAACACCCTGACCTACAGATCTCCACGGGGATCCTGTACCGAAAATGGAAGGCATATCTGGAACATGATCTCGCCGGACTGCTGGGGATCCGAGGCGGCTGGAACAAGCACAGCAGCGGTATTCCCCAGGTCGTGTGGGAGGCGTTTCTGTGGTTCTGGCTGGACGAGAATCAGCCAACTGTCCGAGCCAGCTATCGCAATGTGATCAGCTGGACAGAGGATTTCCACCCGGAGCTGGTGGCTTGTATCCCATCGGAGCGAAGCTTTCGGCGGCGAATCGACAACGATGTGGCAGAGGCAACGAAAATTCTGATGCGTGAGGGCGAAAAGGCGTTTTCTGACCGCTGTATGCCGTACATCATGCGAATGTACGACCAGCTGGAGCCGAACGATGTCTGGATCGCCGACAACCACACACTGGATATTCAGTCACTAGACGAAAACGGCACCATTCACCGCCTGTATCTGACCGCATTTCTGGATGCGAAATCCGGTGTCATTACCGGCTGGAACGTGACGGAATCGCCGGATTCCCAGTCCACCATTCTGGCACTGCGGCACGGCATTCTGCGGTTCGGCATTCCGAAAGCGGTGTACTTCGACAACGGTCGGGAGTTTCTCACCCACGATGTGGGCGGAAAAGGACACCGTACCCGAAAATCTGATCAGGATGTCACAGAGCCGCCCACCATTTTGCAGCGGCTGGGCATTGAGATGCACAACGCCATTGTGCGGAATGCAAAAGCAAAGCCCATCGAGCGGACGTTCTACACGGTCAAGAGCCAGTTTTCCAAATCGTTCAGCGGTTTCTGCGGCGGCACGATCCTGGAACGTCCGGAAAGTCTGAAACGGCGAATCAAGAACAAAGCCATACCGCAGGACTACGAGGTCAGAAGCCATCTGGAAACATGGATCGACGGCGAATACAACTTGCAGGAGTACGGCGGCTCTGAGGCAAAGTACCGGGGCATGAGCCGTCTGGATGTCTGGAACGAGGAGATCCGGTCGATCCGCAAGGCGGCGGATGCAGAGTTGAATCTGATGCTGATGCGATCCACCAGAACCCAGAAGATCAAGCGAAACGGCGTGTACATCACCTTTGCCGGGGAAAAGATCTGGTACATGAATCCGGAGGAAACCATTCTGCATCTGGGCGAGGAGGTCTATGTGCGGTATGACCCGGCAGATCTGAAAACCGTCCGGCTGTACAACACCCAAGACCAGTATCTGTTTACCTGGGAGCTGGCGGATATCCTGCTGATGGACTATCTGACCTCCAATCCGGAGGAGATCGCCAACGCAGAAATGATGATCCGCCGCACCAAGAAGTTTGTACGGGATCAGGTCAAGGGCATCACCGCCGATCTGACCAACGCACAGCGGATTGATTCCCTGGATGCCACGATCCGGAGAGCCGCCAAGGCAAAGGAAGAACGGTTCCAGATCCGGTATCCCAAGACCATCGAGCCGGTACGAGCCGGAGAAACGGAAGAAGAACACCGCATGGTTTCCGGCAGCGAAATGATCCCGGTCACCATCGACCTGAAAAAAATGCGGCAGAACGCCCAAAGACGAAAGGAAGAATAACACATGGAATACACAGAGCATCAACAGAGCCTGCTCCGCAAGCTGGAGCAGCTGCAAAAGGACGAACGACTGAGCCTGTCTGCATTGTCTGCCCGTCTGGGCATCTCCAAGGGAGCACTCTCCCAGCTGTTTTCCGGCAGCTATCAGGCAAATCCGCAGAAGATGTTTGCGAAACTGGAAAGCTATTTCGGTGTCAAGGATCAGACCAGGCAGACCTATCAGGAATCCGGCTATGCAGATACCAGCATCTCCACGGAGATCTATGACATTATCGGTGTCTGCCAGATCAAGGGCGGTCTTGCCATTGCTGCCGGAGATGCCGGCATCGGAAAGACCAAGGCAGCACAGCACTTTGTGGCAGAGCACCCGAACAACAGCGTACTGATCACGCTGAATCCCTGTCTGACCAGCATCAAGTCCCTGCTGCGGCTGATCGCCGACCGCATCGGTGCTCCCATGGAACGTTCCAGAGATGCCCTGTGGTATTCCATCCGGCAAAAGCTGAGTGACGGCACGGTGCTGATCTTCGATGAATCCCAGCACCTGCCGCTGAAAACCATTGAGGTGCTGCGGAGCTTCTCTGATGATTTTGCCGATCACGGGCAGACGCTGGGCATCTGTTTCATCGGAAATCTGGAAACGGTGACACGCATCGGCAGCAAGAAGGCAGAGTTTGCACAGATCGCCAACCGCACCAAGCAGAAGAAGCTGTACACCCGTTCCAAGATCCAGCGTGAGGACATTGCCAAGCTGTTCCCCATGCTGAACGGACGGGAAAAGGAACTGGATCTTCTGTATCGCATCGCACAGACACCGCAGGCACTCCGTGGCGTGGTGAATCTATTTTCCAATGCCTACGACAATGAAGATTACAGCTATGAGGGACTGGTGGCAATGGCAAAGTACATGGATATGGAGGTCTGAGATGAAAAACGGCAAACGCCCCACCAAGGCACAGAAAAAGATCCTGGCATTCTACGGATTCCATCCGGAGGACTGGCTGATCTCCAAGAACACCAGCACGGAGCTGGTCATTCTCCACCGGTACACAGAACGCACCAGACATATCCCGAAGCATCGGGACACGGAAACCATATGACCCTATGAGAGGAATATTTCCTCTCGCCTAATGCAGCCAAGGACGGTGACAAGCCCGTGAAAATGCAGAGTCGGCAATCTATTTACAATTCTTTACAAACGGAGGTATTTCTTATGGCAAAAGCAAAACTGACACTGAAACAGGAGGCGGATATGCTCTCCGCCGTCAACCAGATCAAGGAACTGGAGGCAGCCGGCAAGCAGCTGAAAAAAGAGGCGGACGAGCTGCGGAGCAAGGTCAAGGCGATGATGGACAAGAAGCATCTGGAGGAAATGGAGGTGGGCACCTTTACCGTGCGGTACACCACGGTTGTCAGCAGCCGGTTCGACAGCCGTGCATTTCAGGAGACACACCAGTCCCTCTATGACCAGTACTGTGTGGCTTCGGAGAGCAAGCGGTTCACGATCTCGTGAGGGGGTGCAGCAATGACGAAGGAACAATGGGAAACCGCAGAGCAGAACCTTCTGCAATCATCCTACTGCATCGTAAAGCTACAGGCAGACGGCTACACGCTGTCTTTGCAGAAACAGCGGTACAAGATGCAGCTGTTCATTGCGGTCTATGTTGACGGTGAAATTCGAGGAGAATGGCTGACGGAGGACTGTGAGATCCGCAGAAAGTTCTTCCAGAAGCACAAACATAGTATACTCCCCCGAAAGGAGCAGGAAAAGCTGAAACGGAAACGGAAAGCCTTTCGGGAGGCGGTACTTGCCAACAGTGTTTACTATAGCTATTCCCCTTATTGGAGTTCTTTCCGTTCTCTGAAACGACATCTGTGCCAGAACTGCACGGACATCACGTTGTATGAGGAGGCGGAAGCATGAGAAAACCAAGCAACACGGGAAACGACTGTTTTGACCGGTTCTGGGCGGCGTACCCCCGAAAGGTGGGCAAGGAGAAAGCCAGACGTGCTTTTGAAAAGCTGCACCCCGGTGAAGCGGACTTGCAGCAGATGCTGGAGGAACTGGAACGGCAGCGGAACGCCTATCACTGGGGCAAGGAAAACTGGAAGTTCATTCCGCATCCTGCCACATGGCTGAATCAGAGAAGATGGGAGGACGAGACCATTGCCGCAGAAGATGACATTCCCGAAGATGACGACTACGGGGCTTTCCTATACTGATCTGATGCAGATGCGTGTAGACGCATACAATGCACAGCCCGGCACGCTGACCGGCTACGACTGCAAAACGTGCCGCAACAAGGGCATGACCGCAGCCATTCAGGACGGTTATGAAGTCATGCGTCCGTGCAGCTGCATGAAAACCAGAGAGACCCTGCGGCGGATCCACGAATCCGGTCTGGAATCCCTGCTCCGCATCTGCACATTTCAGAACTACACCGCAGAGCAGCCATTCCAGCAGCACATTCTCCAATGTGCCAGAGCGTACCTACAGGAACGGCACAAGTGGTTCTATATCGGCGGTCAGACCGGATGCGGCAAGACACACATCTGCACTGCCATTGTGGGCGGCATGATCCGGAACGGTTTTTCGGTGCGGTACATGGTATGGCGTGAAGCGTCCAATCAGCTGAAAGCTGCTCTGACGGACGGCAGCTATGCCGCACAGATTGCAGCGTACAAGGAAGCTGATGTGCTGTACATAGACGATCTGTTCAAGACCAGCAGCACCGCAGAGGTATCCGGTGCAGATGTCCGGCTGGCATTTGAGATACTGGACTATCGTGCCAGAAATCAGATGCTGACGATCCTCTCCACGGAATGGCTTTTGCCCCAGCTGCGGCAAATTGACGGAGCAATCGGCGGCAGGATTATTCAGATGTCCAGAGGATATGCGTTTGAGATACGCCCGGACAACCAGAAAGATTATCGGCTGAGGAAGTGAAGCATATGGCAAAAGGACAGACCCAGGCACTGTACAGCCTTGCTGCTGTGCTGGGGCTGGTGGAATCCGGCAACAAGGAAGACCCTTTTCACATGATCGTCTACCGTATCAGCGGCAAGACCTCTGTCCGGGAACTCACCCCACCGGAGGCGGCAGCGGTAGAGGCGGAGCTGCGGCGGCAGCTCCGGGAGCAGCGTCCCAAAAAGAAAGCGGCATCCCCGGAGTATCCGGGGAAAATGACAGCCGGACAAAAGGCGTATGCCTGGCGGCTGCTGTATGATCTGGCAAAGCTCTCGCCCTCTGCGGTGCCGGTGGGCGAACGCATGGCAGGCATCGTCCGAAAGGTATTGCAGGAAGACCCCTGCCCCGGTCATCCGCTGAACTGGGTCAAACGGGCGGACGGGGCGAAACTGATCGAAACGCTGAAACGGTATCTGCGAAACGCAAAACGAAAGGCGGCAAAAGAACATGACCCTGGATAAACTGACCATAGAACAGCTGCACGGCAGCCAGCTGGAAATTGCGGAGGTCATCGGCATCGAAGCCTATCGGAAGCTGGTCGCCAGCTACGGCGGCAGCAGCATCTATATCAGCAAGGCGGATTCTGTGATGAACGGTCTGAGAGATGCGGAGATCTTCCGCCGGTTTGACGGTTCCAATTATCTGGAACTGGCACACGCATTCAATCTGGCGGAGAACACCATCCGGGACATCATCTACCGCCAGAGCACCGAACAGGAAGCACACCAGATGACGCTCTTTTGAGAATCCCTCCGGCACTTTGTGCTACAAGGGAGGCATAGCAAAATTCATTGAAATTCCTGAAAAATCTGCCTTATTTGCAGCACCATTCTTTTCTGTGCTATCATTACAGTAGAAGTAATGATAGCACTTTTCTTTTTGGGGAGGGAATGCAGTGACACAGGAACTGATCCTGTTTATCATCACCACGGTGATCACCGTGATCCTTGGGATCATCGGCTATTTTCTGAAACGCACCATGGATCGCAATGACAAGAACGAAATGGCAGTGCAGGAGCTGCGTGACAATCTGCTGACGCTGTCGGACAAGTACGCCACCAAGGCAGAGATCCGGGAGATCAAGGCATCTATGGAAAAATTGTCGGAGAACATCGACTACATCAAGGAACACACCACCAAGAACGAGGATTTTATCCGCACCATGGCAAGGCTGGAAAGCAAGATCGACAGCTATTGCAGCAAGTAAGGAGGAACGGCATTGGAGCAGGCAGAAATGATAGAGCGAATCCGGCAGAAGGCATTTTTCAAGAATAACGGCATGGTGCTGAAAGCCGTGAATCTGCTGCGTGACAAGTTTGTTGCACTGACGGACATCCGCTATGCACTGGAACCCAGCATGACCGAGGCGGAATTCCGGGACAGCATCAACTATCTGACGGAATCCGGATATATCCGGCTGCGGCACATGGATTCCAAGGCGTGTACGACACTGGCAGACACGGCAATGGAACAGATGGAAGCCAAGGTGACAGCGGACGGCATCAAGATCATTGCCTGTGTCCGCAAGGACGAATGTATTGACGTGTGAGGTGCTGCATGGGACGCAGAAAGCATTCTAAGATCGACAATCTGGAACCGGCAGTCAAGGAAACCGTAGACGAGATGATCAAGACCGGTGCCTATTACCGGGAGATCGTGGAATATATCCAGTCCCACGGCGTGAGCATCTCTCTGGCAGCAGTGGGAAAATATGCGAAAAATCTCATGAGCACGCTGGATGCCCTGCGGCTCAGTCAGGAGAACTTCCGGGCGATCATGGAGGAAACCGACCGTTATCCGGATCTGGACATGACAGACGGCATTCTCCGGCTGCTCTGCAATCAGATGCTGGATGCCATCAACAAGTTGCCGGAGGAACGGCTGTCGGAGATCGACTTCGACACCCTTTCCAAGAACGCCGTGGCACTCACCCGTGCGGTGGCATACAAGAAAAATGTGGACACCAAGACACGGGATCTGCTGGAGAATGGTGCAGAGCAGTTCAAGGATCTGATCTATGAAGCCATGGCGGCAGAACGACCGGATCTGTACAAGGAAGTCAAGAAGTTTATCAAATCCAAAGCCAAGGAGGGAAAGGCATGAGTATGTATGTGGTGCAGGTGAAGCCTGGCACAGATCTGCAAGCAGCGGTGCTGCTGCGGAAAAGAGGGCATCTGGTACGCTGTCCGCAGCGAACCATGGACATCCGGAAGAACGGGAAATGGAACAGTATCACAGAACCTGTCTTTCCCGGCTATCTGTTTCTGGAGGAAGAAATCGACCGGCAGAAGTATGACAGCGTGGTACAGTCAGACGGCGTGATCGGATTTCTGAAAGTGTCCGGCTGTACGCTGGGCAAGTTGCAGCCCCACGAGGAAGCATATATCCGGTGGCTCTGGAACGGCGGCAAACCCATTGCCCCGTCCCGCATCTATACCACATTGCAGGGGGACAAGATGGTCTTGTCCGGCGTGCTCCGGGAGTACTGGGACAATGTGGTGCGGCTGGATCTCCGGCAGCGGCGTGCCCGTGTGCGGCTCTCCATCTGCGGACATGACTACACGGTCACACTGCCGGTAATCGGCATTTAAGAGCGTGTGTGAAACAAATCAGTATGCCTGTCATGGCTGTGGTTGATTCGTCCCACAGGGTGCGGTATATGGTATAAAGGCAATACTCCTTGCAGCTCTTTGGGCGGTATTGCCTGAACCCCGAACGGAACTTTTCCAAAAAGATTCCGAATGGCGAAGCATACCCTGTTTAAGAACGTTCAGAGGGTGTTTAGAATCGTTTGAAGATTTTTCTGCGAAAAACAACACCCAAAAAGAATACACGCAATATACGGGCGTACAGCGTCCGTATTTTTTTGACCATTTTTTCTGAAAGGAGTGACTGCAAATGAACAGCCGAAAGAAAAAGAGCATCCACCAGCTGGCGGACGGTATCCTGCAATTTGAGGACAAGCGGAAATCCATTCCGCAAGCGGACTTTACCGATTTGCAGACGTTCCTCTCTGCCTACCTGAATACCCCGGAGCCGAAGAAACGGAAAAAGCTGGCGGAGGAATTCCGGAAACGGCACATGGAGCTGTACGAATTCCTGCAAAGCAATCCGGAACTGATCCGGGCTGAAACCAAGATCACTGCCACCCTACAGGCGGCGGCATCCGGAGCAGCCGAAGAAGAGGACAACGGACAGATCACCAATCTGTTTGAGAAATTGCAGGAGGGACTGGCATGATCTATCAGACTTTTTCCCCCAAGCAGATACAAGCCATGCTCTGGTGGGCAATGCCGAAATTCCGGCAGTATGATGCCATCCTCTGTGACGGCTCTGTCCGTTCCGGCAAGACCATGGCAATGAGCATCGGCTATCTGCTGTGGAGTATGCGGAGCTTTGACCATGAGACATTTGCCTTTTGCGGCAAGACCATCGACAGCCTGAAACGCAATGTGGTCATGCCGATCCAGAAGTGGATGGCAGGCGTGATGCAGCCGAAGATCAATCTGTCCAAGAATTATATGGACGTAGAATGGCAGGGACACCACAACCGCTATTATTTTTTCGGTGGCAAGGACGAAAGCAGCTATGCACTGATTCAGGGTATCACCCTTGCCGGTGTCCTGCTGGACGAGGTGGCACTGATGCCCCGTTCTTTTGTGGATCAGGCAACGGCGAGATGCTCTGTCACCGGTTCTAAGATCTGGATGAACTGCAACCCAGACGGCAGCGAGGAACACTGGCTGTACAAGGAATGGATCGACAGCGTACACGGGAAAGCCGGTGAAAAGAACCGGCTGCATCTGCACTTTACCATGGAAGACAACTACGCCCTTTCCGAATCTGTCCGCAAGCGGTATGAGCGAATGTTCTCCGGTGTGTTCTATGACCGCTATGTCCTGGGCAAGTGGGTCATGGCGGACGGTCTGGTGTATCCCCAGTTTCAGAAGCTGCGGCACGTCATTCCGGACACCATGCCGGACGTGCATTCCGGCGAGTTCTATCTCAGCTGTGACTACGGCACACTGAACCCGACTTCTATCGGACTATGGCACTTGTCGGCGGACGGCTATGCCACCCGACTGCGGGAGTACTATTATGATGCCCGAAAAGAGGGACATTCCCGAACAGACGAGGAACACTATGCGGCTCTGGAACAGCTTGCCGGAGATATTGCCCCCTATGTGCGGTATGTGATCGCAGATCCGTCGGCTGCCAGCTTTATCGAGTGTATCCGGCGGCACGGTGTCTTTCGGGTGCAGAAAGCCAACAACAGCGTCTTAGACGGCATTCGTGACACGTCCACGCTGCTGCAAGCCGGACGCATTCATATCTGTGAAGGCTGTACGGATATTATCCGGGAGTTCGGGCTGTACTGCTGGGACAACCAAGCCAAAGGAAAAGATGCTGTGGTCAAGACCAACGACCACGCCATGGACGATATGCGGTATTTCGTCCGGACTGCCATGCAGCGGACACTTCGGGAATACCGGATGCCAGATGAGGAGGTGATGTTATGATCGATGCAACACAGATCGCCGCAGCCATGCAGGTGCCATGCCTGCTCAGCGGTGACATGATACAGCAGATGCAGCTGTGGGAGGAGTTATATCTGAACCGTGCCGGCTGGGTAAGAAACCGTGTGCGTTCCTGTCACATTCCGGCGAACATCGCACAGGAACTGAAACGGCTGACACTGACGGAATTTTCCGCCACGGTACACGATGCGGCAGAACTGGAACAGGCGGTCAGGCGTGTGCTGCCGAAGCTGCGGCGGAAAATGGACTTCGGGCTTGCCATTGGCGGCTTGCTGCTGAAACCCTATTTCACGGCACAGGGCGTTTCGGTGGACATTGTGCCGCAGAACGCCTATCTTCCGGTGAACTACACGGACGATTCCTGCGATGCGGTGGTGTGTCCGGAAGAGATCTCTATTGGCAAGAACTATTACACCCGTCTGGAGCTGCACGTCTATTCCCAGATGCGGCAGACACATACCATTCAGAACCGCTGTTTCTGTTCTGCCAGTCCGGGAACACTGGGCACAGAGTGCAGTCTTTCCGAAGTGCCGCAGTGGGCGGATGTATTGCCGGAAAAGGTGTATGAAAACGTACAGCGTCCGCTGTTTGCCATTTTTCAGACACCGGATTCCAACAACATCGACCCCACTTCACCGCTGGGCGTTTCGGTCTTTGCCGATGCGGTGGACTATATCCGGGACGCAGACGAACACTGGGAGCGGATCTTATGGGAACTGGAATCTTCGGAGCGTGCCATTGATGCCACCGAGGATCTATTCCGGTATAAGGACGGCAAGCCGGTATTGCCGAAAGGCAGAGAGCGAATGTTCCGCAGCTATGAGAAAACGGACGGGCAGTCCTTTATCAATACCTTTTCTCCGGAAGTCCGGGACACTGCCTATTTCCATGCGTTCAATCAGATTTTGCGGCGGATCGAGAATGCGGTGGGGCTTTCCTACGGCACACTCTCCGAAGTATCCGATGTGGAGAAAACCGCAGAGGAAGTGCGGAGTTCCAAGCAGCGGAGCTTTTCCAGAGTGAAAGACATTCAGGAGAACCTGCGGAACGCACTGGAACAGATGCTCTATGGAATGCAGTTCTATCAGGACTACTACCGCAATCAGAGCAGTCCGCCGGTCAAGGCAACCTTTGCCTTCGGGGACGGTGTGCTGGAAGATCCGGACGTGGAGTATCAGCGGCGTGTGCAGATGGTACGGGACAAGCTATTGCGTCCGGAGCTATTTCTGGCGTGGTACTTCGACTGCTCCGAGGAAAAGGCGGCGAAGATGATGCCGGAGCGGCAGGATGATGGTGGGTTGTTCTCGTAAAACCCCTCTGTCAGTACAAGGTTCAAAACCCCACCACCGCCTGACGGCGGTTCCCCTCCCCTTTCAGGGGAGGCTTATTTGAAGTTATGTGTGAGGAGGTGTTGTGGTGGACTATGAGCCAGACGTTTCTCAGCTGCTGGGGCTATATCAGCAGCTGGAGGACGATATTGTGGCGGACATGGTGCGGCGTATGCTGAAAATGGGCTTTGTGTCAGAAAGCACGGCGTATCAGACAGAGGTGCTGCAATCTGCCGGTATCCTGTATGATGACATTTTGCAGATGATCGCAGACCGGACAGATGCCAGTGTGGCACAGGTTCGGGCGATGTTTGAGGATGCCGGTGTGCGGACGGTGGAGATCGACAACGAAACCCACGAAGCAGCCGGCGAAGCTCCGGCGGATATCCGGCAGGACAGCGGCATGAAGCAGGTGCTGGATGCCGGATACCGGAAAACACTGGGAACCATGCGGAATCTGGTCAGCACCACGGCGAACACCACGCAGACTGCTTTCCTGCAAGCCTGTGACCGGGCGTATATGCAGGTGTCCTCCGGAGCGTTCAGCTATCAGGAAGCGATCCGCATGGCGGTGCGAGATCTGGCGGACGGCGGTGCTTACATCACCTATCCCACCGGACACCGTGACCGCATTGATGTTGCGGTGCGGCGGTGCATCTTGACGGGCGTGGGACAGACTGCGGCGGCAGTGGCAAAGAAACGTGCGGAGGATTCGAGCTGTCAGTACATGGAACTGACGGCACACGGCGGAGCAAGACCGGAGCACGCCAGATGGCAGGGGCAGCTTGTCCAGATACAGGGCAAACGCACCAGGAAGATCATTGACGGGCTGAAAGTCTTTACCCTGCAAGAAATCGGCTATGGGGACGGCAGAGGCTTCAAGGGCTGGAACTGCCGGCACAACTGGCACCCGTATTATCCGGGACTGTCCACGCCGAACTACACGCCGGAGGAGATCGCCAAACTGGACGAAAAGAGCATTTCTTACAATGGCGAGAAGTACACAGAGTATGAGATCAGCCAGATGCAGCGGAAAGGCGAGCGGAAGGTCAGAGCACTAAAGCGGCGTGCGGCGGCATTGGACGAAGCGGCAAAGAACACCGATGATCCAGCGTTAAAACAGGGTTTGAACGATGATTTTGCAGCGGTTTCTGTGCGTTTGAAAGATGCGGAAAAAACGCTGCAAGACTTCTGCCGCCAGACCGGACGGCGGAACGATACGTTCCGGTCGCAGGTCAATGGATTCGGGCGGAGTGTTTCGCAGAGGGCGGTGCAGGCGGCGAAAACAGACTTGACACACAGAGATTACAATGATATAATACACATGAAAGGGAAAATGTCTGACCGTGATGCTAGACTTTGGTATGTTGCACATGACAAGAATATTCCCAATCTTATTGATAGAACTAAGCCAATTGAAGATCAGGCTAGACAAGCCTGTGATTTAAGAAATCAGTATCGTTATCAGGCACGAGAACTTATGGCAGATCAAGAAAAACGGAAAAAGCTGGATGTCACTGATCCGATTAAAAGTTTTGATGAGTTGATGCAACATAAGATGAAAGACAAAGGACTCTCTTATGAAGAAGCTTTGGAGGATATTGTAAAGACAGCTACTAAAACAAGAAAATCTGTAAATGATGAACTTGGAGTGGAGGGATAAAATGTTTCATTATAGCATTTGCAATATTGCTGATGAATCTGTTTTTCAGAAACAATGTAAAGCACTTGAAAAATGTGTTCCTCAAATCAGAAAAGAAGAACTATTGAATGATGTAGATGGTTCTCTTACGCAGTTGTATTCAGCAGATGGAAAAGTAATTTCCGTTCATAACAGCAAATACATCAATTCAGTTTATGTTGATTCGGAAATTGAACTAAAGCAATATTTCAAAAAGTAAAGTGAATCCAAAAGAAAGAGTTGGCTTGACCAGCTCTTTTTCTATGCCCGAAAGGAGCGGCAAATGGAAAAAGAAGAATACCTGAATTATCTGAAAGGTCTTGTCAAAACAATAGACAGAGTCTTTGATGAAGTGATGAATCCGGCGGACGCACTGGGATTTCTCCGGTTGCAGTTCGAGGTATACCGTGAGATCTATCATCTGACAGATTGATCTTTCCCAAACCAATTTTCACAGCGAAATGAGCATCTCGTAAGAGGTGCTTTTTTCATACATTTTTTTTGAAAAGGAGTTATCCCTATGATCGATGAGAAATTTCTGGAAGGCATCGGCATCACCGACAAGGACACCGTGCAGAAGATCACGGAAGCCTATGCCGCAGACATCAAGGCGGAGCAGGACGCTGCCGCCGCCGTGCAGACGCAGCTGGACGAAGCCAGCAAGACCATTCAGTCCTACAAGGACATGGACATTGACGGCATCAAGGCAAGCGTGGAGGACTACAAGCAGAAGCTGGAACAGTCCGAGGCAGACCGTGCTGCATTCGAGTACCGCACCAAGCTGTCCCAGTATGTCAAGGGATTGCAGCTGAAAAATGACGTGTACGAGAAGTATGTCACCGACCTGCTGACTTCCAAGGAACTGAAATTCGACGGCGACAAGCTGATCGGGGCGGACGATGTGGTGCAGCAGTTCCGCACTGCCCATGCAGACGCATTCGCCCCGAATCCGGGCGAACGTGCCGCTGTTCCCACGTCCGGCAATCTGCCCAATGCCATGAACGGCGTGGAAGCTGCGTTTTATGGCATGAATCCGAGTTTGAAGAAGTGAGGGAAAATCCCTCCACCACCTGACGGTGGTTCCCCTCCCTTTTCAAGGGAGGCTATAAGGAATCTTTTATCTTAATTATGGAGGAAAAGTTATGGCACATATTGCACAGGAACGATATTCGACACTGGTGGACGAAAAGCTGCGGTATACGCTGGTCACCAAGGACAATCTGATCTTCAATCCCCGTTATGAGGGAAATCCCAAGGCAGGCAAGGTAAAGGTGCCGGTGCGTGATACCGAGGTAGAGGTCAAGAAGTATGACAAGCAGACAGGTGCTGCGATCTCTGCCGGCTCTACCACCTATTTTGACATCAACATCGACATTGACGAGGCGGTCAACGAGATGATCGACGGCTTTGATGCAGAGAGCGTACCGGACGGCATCACCGCAGAACGTCTGGACAGTGCCGGTTATTCTCTGGGACTGTCTATGGACACCAGATCTATCCGTGCTCTGGAGGAAACCACCGGCATTACGGTGGCAGCGTCCAAGACTGCCTGCACCGAAAGCACGGCATACAAGCAGGTGCTGGCGGCAAAGCGTGTGCAGTCCCGTATGGGTGTTCCCAACGACGGCAAACGCTGGCTGCTGGCATCGCCGGAATTCATGGAAGTGCTGCTGACCGATGACCGTTTCGTCAAGCAGGGCGACCTGTCCCAGGAACTGGTGCAGTCCGGCGTAGTGGGCAGAATCGCCGGCTACAACGTATTTGAGACCAACAACACCATGTTTGAGGACACCAAGCTGGTGGGCGGCAAGAAAACCACCACGGAATTCATTTGCGGTCACCCGAACTGGTGCCACCGTGTGCAGGAGTGGTCTGTTCCGGTCGCTATCAAGAACCTGACCAACGAGTATATCGGTTCTTCTGCGGTACAGGGCAGAAAGGTCTACGGCATCGGTATCTCCAAGCCGCAGACGGTCTATGTCAAGAGAGTGGAGGCGTAAGGCATGGCATATGCTGATTTTCCGTACTACCAGGATTTTTATCTTGGCGGTATGATACGGGATCCGACCGCATTCGGTCGGGCGGCAGAACGGGCAAGCGAGTATCTGGACATGGTGACATTCGGGCGGCTGCTGGACGGTGTGCCGCAGCCATGGGAAGACCGTGTCCGGCGGTGCTGCTGTGCACTGGCGGAAGCGATCGTCACCTATCAGGCATACGGCACAGGCGGTGCAGAGGGCAGCGGTCTGAAAACGGCGGAGACCATCGGAGCGTACAGCGTCAGTTACGCTACCCCGACAGAAAGCATCTCTGCTCTGTTAAGCGGCGATACTGCCGGATTGCAGGACTATCTCCGGAGCATCTGTATCCGGTATCTGGGCGGTTCGGGGCTGATGTATCGAGGGGTGTGAAACTCCTCAGTCACTTCGTGGCAGCTCCTCTGGGAGAAGAGCCTAACCCCTCAGTCAGCCTAACGGCTGCCAGCTCCCCTAAAGGGGAGCCTAAGATGAAAGGAATTTTTTGATGTACACGAACAAAATCGGCTGCACGGTATTTGCGAGAACGGTGGGAAAAGACCGCATGGAGCAGTATGTGCGGCACTTCTTCCCTGCGATCTACTGGGAGGATATGAAAGGACAGAGCCAGAACGGCACGTCTATGAAGCAGCAGGACAGCGTGCTGTGTATCATTCCGGCGGCATCGGTATCCGGCTATATCCCGAAACGGAGCGACCGGATCTTCTGCGGCAGATGCACCGCCGCAGAACCACCGGAGGAATGCCGGACGGTCATGGAAGTGAAAGACTTCCGCTATGGCTCTGCCGGTGTGCAGCACATCGAGGTGACGGCGGTATGATCCTAAAAGTAAAGATCAATTTCAATACCAAGCAGCTTCACGCAAAATCGGCAGCCCTGAAACAGCAGGCACAGGAATTTGTGGGAAATGAGCTGCTGCGGAAATGTGATCCCTATGTGCCGTTTGACACCGGTATTCTCCGGGATTCCGGCATCTCTCACAGCAAGCCGGCGGAAGGGTATCTGCTATGGAAAACACCCTATGCGGCGGTGCAGTGGTATGCCGGCGTTTCCCGTGGGCTGCGTGGGAAAAAGTGGGCACTTCGGGCATGGGCAGACCACGGCAAGCTGATTCTGAAAAGTGCCCGGAGCATCGCCAAAGGAAAGGTGTGACGTATGGCAATCATTTCAGCGATCCGGGAGTATATCGCCGGATGCCCTTTGCTCCATGACGGAGCGATCTTAGGCGTAGACCAACTGGAGGCGGACACCATCGGCTATACCGTGGACACCGTTCCCTGCGAACCGGTGGTGCAGAAATACACGGACGGCAGCGACAAGCGGCAGTTTCTGTTCGTCTTTGCCAGCCGGGAGAAATACGGGGAAAGGGTGCTGGAGAACATCGCCAATTCCGGTTTCTACGATGACTTTGCCGACTGGATCGAGCGGAACAACTGGCAGGGCATCTTTCCGGATCTGGGCGACTACCGGACACCATACCGCATGGACATTGCTTCCAGCGGCTATGCCTATGACACCGGCGATGATACCGCACGGTATCAGATCCAGTTACGACTGATGTATTATCAGGACAGGAGGTATTTTACACATGGGTAAAAATCTGAAAAACGCAGACCTTGTACTGCGTACCGGCAAGGTGGCATTCTATCATGTGCCGGGACAGAGCGTCTATACACGCATGGAGGGCTTCACCAGTCTCTCCACGTCCAAAAATCCCACAGAGTATGAGCGGCAGTATGTGGACGAGGATTTCAAGCGGACGGATATTACCGCCTATAACACTGCCATTGCCTATGCACTGGATCGCTACAAAAAGCATCCTGTGACAGATGACATTATCAACATTCACGAGAACGAACTGCTGGGACAGGACGCAGTGCGTTCGATCATCAGTGTGGACATGACCACAGCACAGCAAAGGAGCAGCGGTATCTGGTCGGCATCGGCAAAGATGCGTGACTATGCCGTCATTCCGGATGCAGACGGTGACACCACAGACTGCATGACCTATTCCGGCAACTTTAAGACAAGGGGCGAAATGGAGGATGTCACGGTGTACAGCACCGATGATTTTCAGACCATTACACTTTCTTCCAACACCAAGCCGGTACTGAAAACGCTGTCGGTTTCTTCCGGCAGTGAGAATCTGCTGAAACCAGCATTCAAGTCAGATGTGACAGAATATACCGTCAGCAAGGCTGGCAGTCTGAGTGTGTATGCAACGGCGGAGAGTGACACATTTAGTATTACAGCTTCCTGCAACGGAAAGTCTTCGTCCATTACCAATTCTGGTGTGGCATTTACCGTCAAGGAAGGCGACTATATCTATGTGACTGTCACAAATGGTGCGTTGGGGTCGAATACCTATACGATCAAATGCAGTGCTTCGTGATACCCCACCGTCTGCCCTACGGGCATCCACCTCAGCACAAGGCACGCCCTACGGGTGCCCTTTCAGGGGAGGCTAATAAGGTAGATTATTGTTTTTATGGAGGAATGAATGATGAAAGATGATCTGACGATCTGGCATATCCACGGGCTGGAATTGCCGCTGGATATTGAAGATGCGGATACCGTAGAAAAGTATGAGGCTGCTCTGGCACAGCTGGAGCAGAATATGCCGGCGGACAAGTCCGGCGGTACTGCGGCATATATCCGTGCGTACTGCAAGGCGTTTCGCACGCTGTATGACACCCTGTTCGGCGATGGCACGGCGGAGCAGATCTTTGCCGGAATTTCGGACAATGCACGGCAGTATACCGCAGTGTACGGCGAATTTCTGACCTTTGTGGCAAAACAGGCGGCACAGGCACAGGAAGCACAAAGACAGCTGCAAAAGAAATACCTGCCAAAAGGCGGCAGACGATGAATCTGCTGTATGATGCCCTGCCGGATACCGTGACGGTGGGCGGCAGGGCGTACCGGATCTACACCGACTTTCGGGACTGGCTGCGGTTCTACGATATGCAGGAGGACGACAGCATTTCCAGACGGGACAATCTGCGGCTGATGCTGGAATGGTACATGGACAAACCGCCGGCTGCCTGTCTGGAAGAAGCTCTGGAGGCTCTCATCGGGTTTGCGACACGTTCGGAGGAGCAGCCGCAGCAGCGGCAGAGCGATTCCGGACGAAAGACCACAGACCGTGTGCTGTCATGGCAGTATGACGCTGCCTATGTATATGCGGCGTTTCTGTCGGTCTATCACATGGACTTGCAGCAGGTGAAGCAGATGCACTGGCATCTGTTTCTGGGGCTGTTCGATGCACTGCCGGACGAAACGCCGATCAAGCAGCGTATGGGATACCGCAGCGTGAATCTGGCAGAGGTCAAGGACAAGAATGAACGGCGAAGGATCCGGAAGATACAAGACCGTATCCGCATTCCCCAGCCGGAACTGGACGGCTATCAGTGCGGTGCGTTTTTCTGTTAGATAAATCCTGTTTTAGAAGCGTACAAATAGCGGCACTTTTACGGTATGTAAGAGTGCCGTTTTTTCGGAGGTGGTGAAATAATATGGCAGATGAAAGCATCAGAGTCCCCATTGACGGTGATACCAGCGGTTTTGACCAAAAGGTTGAAGGCATGAAAGGGACGATCTCCGCAGCATCTGTGGCAATGGGCAATCTGCTGTCCGATCTGGGCAAGAAAGCCCTGTCTGCATTTGGCGATATGATCTCCTCCGGTGACGAGTTCAACAAGGCAATCAATCAGATGTCCTCTTCGACTGGTGCCACCGGGGCGGAGCTGGAAGGGCTTCGGGATGTGGTCAAGGATGTGTACGGCAATAACTTCGGGGATTCCTATGAGGATGCCGCCAATGCCGTGGCAGAAGTCACGAAGCAGACCGGACTGATGGGCGAGGAATTGCAGTCTGCCACAGAGGGTGCTATGGCACTCAGCGACACGTTCGGCTATGAAGTCAACGAAAGCACCCGTGCTGCATCGGCACTCATGAACAACTTCGGGATCAGTGCCGAAGAAGCATACAATCTCATTGCCGCAGGAGCACAGAACGGTGCCGATCAGAACGGCGATCTGCTGGACACCCTCAATGAGTATTCCACACAGTATGCGGCACTGGGACTTTCCGCAGAGCAATTCACCCAGAGCCTGATCTCCGGTGCAGAATCCGGAGCGTTCTCCATCGACAAGGTGGGCGATGCGGTCAAGGAGTTCAATATCCGCTGCAAGGACGGCAGCGAGTCCACAGCAGAGGGCTTTGCCATGATCGGCATGAATGCAGATGACATGGCACAGCGGTTTGCAGCCGGCGGCGATACGGCACAGGAGGCATTTTTTCAGACTGTCCAGGCGTTGGACAGCATTGCCGATCCGGTGGCGAAAAACCAAGCCGCCATTGACCTGTTCGGCACACAGTTCGAGGACTTACAGGCAAACCTATTGCCCATGCTGGCAAACATGGAAGATGCGTCCGGTGTGGCATATGATGCACTGGGACAGATCAACGAGGTCAAGTATGACGACATCGGCAGTGCGGTAGAGGGACTGAAACGGACTGTCAGCGGTTTCTCTCTGGATATGAAGTCCACGCTGTCTGCCGGAGCAGCAGATGCCATTTCCGGTATCATCAATGTGATGAACGGCGGAGATGCTGCCGGGATCTTTGACGGGCTATTTGAAAGCATCAACAGTGTGATTGACTCCATCGGCAGCAGATCCAGCGGCATGGTGGAAGCTGGCAAGAAGATACTGGGCGAATTTCTTTCCGGTATCCGGGAAAACCTGCCTGGCATTCTCAGTGCCGGAACAGAGATCCTAAACAGCATCGTCCAGGGCATTTCGGAAAATGCTTCGGCATTACTGGAAGCAGGACAGACACTTTTGAACGGCATTATTACAGCGATTCAACAGGCATTGCCGAACCTGCTGCCCATTGCGGTGCAGCTGATCACCACGCTGATCAACGGATTGTCCGAGGGATTGGTGGCACTGATGGAGTATGTGCCGCAGATCATTCTAGCCATTGTCAATGTGATCGTGGAGAATCTGCCCACGCTGATCGTGGCAGCTATCGAGATCCTGAATGCTCTGGTGGGCGGTCTGATGGACAATGTCAGCACGATCCTGACAGCGGTCATTATGATTATCATGACACTTGCAGATATGATAATCCAGAATCTCCCTCTCCTGATCGATGCCGCCATTCAGATCATTATGGCGTTAGTCAATGGCATTGTGGACAATCTGCCGCAATTGATTGAAGCGGCAATTGATATGATATTTGCCATTGTCAACGGACTGATCGAACAATTGCCACAGCTGATCGATGCAGCCATTCAAATTGTCACAGCTCTGTTTCAAGGGCTAATAGACAACTTGCCAATGATTATTGAAGCAGCAATCAAGCTGATGTATGGACTGTCTTCCGGGTTGATCAAAGCGATTCCGGATCTTTTGAAAGCGATTCCCCAGATATGGGGAGCGATCTGGGATGCGATCACCGAAGTGGACTGGCTGGAACTGGGCGGCAACATTCTGAAAGGCATCGCCAACGGTCTGATTGAGGGTGTTTCTGCCATCTGGGATACGGTGCAGGACGTTGCCGGACAGATCTGGGACGGATTCAAGGACTTTTTCGGGATCAATTCCCCGTCTAAGCTGATGCGTGACACTGTGGGTAAATTTTTACTGCCCGGCGTTGCTGTCGGCATGGAAGACACCACAGGCGACACTGCCGATGATCTGAACCGTTCGCTGGATGCCATGATGGACAAGGTGGACACAGACCGGCTGAAAATGCGGTTGGATTCTGCGGTACAGATGCAGGGCTATTCCGGCCTGGGAGCTGCCGGAACGGCAGTGCAGTACAATCCGCCGGAGAAGACAGCGGCGGAGGAATACCGGCAGCCGCAGCAGAACGGGGATATTATCATTCCGGTGAACATCGGCGGCACACAGCTGGAAACCGTTGTGGTCAAGGCGGCACAGATCGCCAATGCACGAAGCGGAGGGGAAACATTATGAGACTTGTGAATATTTGGGCGAAGTCGCCGAGCGGCACTTGGTCTTGTGCTGCCAATATGCGACAGCTGGTTAACGGAGATTCTACTGCGGAGCCTCTGGGAAAACGATTCCAAAGTGCTGCCGGAACACAGATCTATTATCCGGTTCTGGCGTTGGTGAAAACCATTCCGCTGTCGTTTGAGGTGCACGGAGATACCGCCTTGTCCAAGCTGATGAGTGTGCTCAGATGTGGTGTACTGTATCTGGACGGTGCAGTTTATCCGGCACAAACAGGGGCAATTGTTCCATTTGACCAGCATCTGGGAGATTGTTTGATCCTGTCCGGAAACGTTTCTGTGACCACGATTTCTGTTAGTCGTGAGATCTATCGCGTATCTTTTTCGGCAATCCGGCAGCTTGGTCAGGAGGAATTTGGTGAAATTCCGTATTTTGCCCCGCTTTTCAGTAATTTCCAGATCTCTTTTTCCGGCGTGGAAATCGTACAGGACAGCAAGGGCACTCCCTTTTCGCCGCTGGCATATTTGCAGTCCAGAAGCGGCAAACGTCTGGCAGACGGCTCTGTGCAGCTGCCGGACTATACGACCGAAAGCACAGACGTAATCTATCTGCATTTCTATGTCGGTGCAAATTTGCTGCAAGCGGCTTCGCCAAAAATTTTGATATATGGTGTCAACGGGTATCCAAATGCGGAGAGAGATCTGACGGCGTATTTTCAAGATTCCAGCGGAAACTGGATCGGCAGCGTCATTGGGATCGGGATCACCGGAACAGTGACAAATGCCTATGTGCGGATGCAGTGCGGCGATATTGACCGCATTTATCGTCTGCGGATCGATGCACCGAATTTCCGGGAGGATGAGATATGATCATTGCAGAATCCATTCGGGTGGAGGTATACAAATACAACTATGCCGCACACAGCTATGATCTGGTTACCACACTGACGGAATCCAGTGTCATTTCTGCCGGCGGTAAGCGGCAGTGCTGTGCAGACGGCACCTTTGAGATCGGCGGCGTGTATGCTGCCACGTTTTCCATGCAGGCAAAGATTCCGGGAATGACCACATTTCAGGTGCGTGGGGCAAAATTACGGGTACGTTCCAAATACGGCACTGAATCCGCATGGCACAATATGGGCACATTCTGGGTCACGGATGCCACCCGTGTGGGCGAGATCTTTTCCGTCAACGCACAGGACGCTGTGGGGTGGCTGGATACGTCCAGCTACAATGATACCGCAGAAACTGCTGTGAAAACGGTGGGAAAAGTACTTGCTGACAAATGGCAAAACATCGGAATCGGAATCGACCAGTGGGACGAAAACGGAACTGAATACGGCGGCTGGCTGCAATATCTGACGGACTGCACCAATACCTTTATCCAGTCCCAGACCGGCGTAAAAGAGATGCTGCACTGGAAAGCGTATGACAAGGCAAGACGGGAAACTTATGGCAGGTACTGCAACGACAGAATCTATGCAAAGGTCAACGGGAGATGGTCACAAACCATATATCCGGCAAAGTTTTATCTGAGTGCGGAAAACAGCAACAGCGACTCTGACTGCCCACGGGATTTTTACCGCTATCTGGCAGAACTGGCTTTTGGGTTTGTGTATGCTAGACCGGAGGACGGAGCTTTGGAACTGGGACAGTTCGGGAACGGTTATCACGGAAGTGTCAGCATCGGCATGTCAGAAATAGAATACGATTCCTGTGAGATGGCAGATTATGAGATCCATATGCTGCGTACAGATGCCCGTGTGGAACTGGAAGATGAAAAATCTGCATGGGCATGGGTAAGACATAGTTCTCCGGATTACAGCACCAGTTCTTTTCAGCGATTTCTGATCGAATCCAATCCGTTTCTGGATGGTTTTGCAAAGGATTTTGTATTCAGCAGCGGCTATGGACTGAATACCATTCCCCATTCTATGTGGCTCGCAAGATATTCTTCCGACACCGGGAATCAGTATGCAGTGCGTCCGTTTTCCTGCACCGTACACAGTACAAAACGGTTTCAGCTGGGACAGAAAATCAAGCTCTCCTATCGGGATTTTCATGAAACCACTGCCAAAAGCTATGACAGCATTATCACTGCCATTGAATGGACATTTCGGGGCGGTACAAAGCTTTCCTGCGGCGGCGAGGACAGCCGTGTGATGGCGGACTGCATCCGTTCTTCCAAGGGCGACAAAGTCCGCAAAGAGGCACGAAACCGGTGCAGAGCGTTGGAAAAACGAGTTCAGAAACTGGGAGGGTAAGACATGATATTGCAGGCAAACAAGAAATTCATTGACACCAGCCATGTGGCACATCTGCTGACTGCCGGAGAAAAGTATGCGGACAAGCTTGTCTTTTCCGTAGAGCGATTTTATCAGGAAACCGATCTGTCCGGCTGTCTGTTTGTGATGCGTGGTGTCAACAGTGCCGGAAATCTGGCACTGGAAACCCTTTCACAGGAGGTCATGGAAACAGAGATCCGGCTGACATGGAACGTGTCTCCGGCGTTTACTGCGGTTTCCGGTATGCTGGCGTTGGAGATCGTCTGCTATGACAACAGCGACCGCATTCTGAAATACACGGTCACGCCCATGCAGGTGAAAGCCTCTGTGCTGGAGGAATACAGCGGCGGTGTGGACGCTATCGAGGAAGCACTGAAAGAAATGGAACGGATCCTGACGGAAACCAGAACGATTTCGGTACAGCTGCCGCAGATCCGCAACGGCACATGGTGGCTGTATGATGCCGACAGCGGAGCGTATACAGACAGCGGTCTGCCGGCTCGTGGTGAAAAAGGCGAACCGGGAGAAAAAGGGAATCCGGGCGAGCAGGGCGTTCCCGGTGAAAAGGGAGAAACCGGTGAAAAGGGTGAGCCGGGTGCAAAGGGCGATCCCGGCGAAAAAGGCGAACCCGGAAAGGATGGTGCAGACGGCATAGACGGACGTGACGGTGTGGACGGAAAATCTGCCTATCTCCTTGCGGCAGAGCATGGCTACAGCGGTTCTGAATCCGAGTGGCTGGCATCTCTGAAAGGCGAAAAGGGAGATGCCGGGCAACCGGGAGAACGTGGAGAAAAAGGGGAACCGGGAGAGCAGGGCATTCCCGGTGAAAAAGGCGACACCGGTGCAGACGGGAAAGATGGTTTTTCCCCCATTGCTGCTGTGGCGAAAGACGGCAGCACGGTGACCATCACCATCACAGATGTCAACGGTACAACCACAGTAACGCTGACAGAGGGTGCGGCAGTAGACCTCACCCCATACGCAAAGACGGTCTATGTGGACGGAAAGGTGCAGGAGCTGTCCGACAGCCTGACGTATACCTTGCAGGAGCATACGCTGTCCATCACGCATCTGGAGGAATCTGCACACACCCATGACAATCTGGACGTACTGAATAAGATCAGCGGAACAGAGTGGACACAGCTGGTTTCCATCAAGCACTACCACAACAACATAGAAACGCTGAACAGCATTAGTCCGGCGGACTATGAGAATCTGAGCAGCAAGTTTCCGGCGAGAATCACGGCGTTAGAGGATTCTCTGGGCGACATTGCAACTGCTCTGGCGGACATTGTGGAGGTGACGGCGTAAATGGCGACAATTGCACAGTACATTGCAGAGATCAACCACCAGCGTGACCTGCTGGCAGGGCATCTGGTTGCCCGTGGCATTATCGCAACGGCAGACGAAAAGCTGAATCTGCTGGTACACAAGGTTTCCCTGCTGCCCTCTGGCTCGACCAAAAAAACAGTGATTTTTGATGCAGACCACCGGGACGGGATCTTTCTTTCCCACAATAACATCCTGTACAGTCTTTCTGCGTTTACGGCGGTATATCCGGACTTTTGCAGCAGCAAAAATGAGTATGCCCTGAACTATTCCACCTCTATTTTTGGATGGGATTATTCCTGTTACACCTGTTCGACTGTGCCGCTGACACTCTCTGCGGCAACACAGATCGCCGTGCGGTTTCTGGCAAGCAGCACAGAGGCAGGCGTTTTGCGGCTGGTACAGTCGGACAGCGGCACGGCAGAGGACATTCTCAGCAAGGCACAGACAGAGGGCAGCTACATTGACCTGTCCCTGCAATGGCTGTACAGCACGGACTATATCACCACGCTGACACCCTGCGAAGGTGTCACAACAGGCACATATTATCTGGCATGGGTCGGGCGGAGCAACAACAGCCATCCGCTGATCCGTTCCGTTACAGCAATTTGAGGAGGTATTTATGAACCTGATCGAAGCAGTTGAGCAGCTGAAAAGCGGCAAAGCGATCCAGCGGAGCAGCTGGGGAGATGCGGCAATTCAGGCGGCACAATTGGAAAATGGACAATATCAAATCTTTGCTTCTGGGAATCTCACACCGGAAATGCTGGTTTTGCTTTCCGGCGACTATGAAGCAGCAACGGGAACGGAGGAAACATGATGGAAGTTTTGGGTATTACAGCAGTAGCAGCAATCACGATCATCTGCTATCTGGCGGCGGAGATCGTGAAGGTCACTTCTCTGGACAACAAATGGATTCCGGTCATCTGCGGTATTTCCGGCGGCATTCTGGGAATTGCAGCGTTGTTCTGGATGCCGGATTTTCCGGTGCAGGATGTGCTGTCTGCGGCAGCAGTCGGCATTGTGTCCGGACTGGCAGCAACGGGAGCAAATCAGATTTTCAAGCAGTTCAGGAGCTGATGAAATGGCAACATATTCGTATGAGGAAAACCCACGGCTTTCGGCACATTTTTGTGCCAGAGAATTCCGCTGCAAATGCAGTTCTCCGCACACGTTTCAGGTGTCGGAGCAGCTGATTTCCATGCTGGAACGGCTGTATACGGCGTTGGACTGCGGCAAGATCATCGTCAGCAGCGGCTACCGCTGTGCAGCACATGACAAGGCAGTTGGCGGCAATGGAGCAGGACAGCATACCAAAGGCACGGCGGCGGACGTGGTGTGCTATGACAAGTCCGGCGGTATCATTTCCGCAAAGACGGTGTGCTGCAAGGCTCAGGATCTGGGCTTCGGCGGCATTGCCAATATCACCAGTGCTTATACTTCGGTGCATCTGGATGTGCGAACAGGGGCAAAATGGTATGGTGATGAAACCAAAGGCACAAACACGGTGACAAGCGATTTCTACCGCTATTTCGGCATCGCCAAAGACAGCAAGGACAGCCGGAAAGCGGCGGCAAAGGGCATTGACGTTTCCAAGCATCAGGGCGTGATCGACTGGGAAAAAGTCAAAGCGTCGGGGCAGGTGGATTTTGCGATTTTACGGGCTGGTTTTGGGAAAGAATCCAACCAGATCGATGTGCAGTTTGCACGGAACTACAGCGAGTGCAAGCGGCTTGGAATTCCCTGCGGTGCGTACTGGTACAGCTACGCCAAAACAGCCGCAGAAGCAGAGCAGGAGGCTGCTGTGTGCCTGTCTGCTCTGGCTGGAAAACAGTTTGAATATCCAGTCGCCTTTGACATTGAGGAAAAAGAAAGCCTGCAAAATGCAGATGCTCTGTGTCAGGCGTTTTGCAGTGCGTTGGAATCTGCCGGGTATTATACGGCAATTTATACGTTCAAGTCGGCTCTGGAAAGCTGCATCGGGGACAATGTAAAAAAACGGTATGACGTGTTTCTCTCTCATGTGGATGTGAGCAAATCGTCTTATGCCGGAAATTACGGGCTGTGGCAGTACAGTTGGAAAGGCAGCGTTTCCGGCATTGTCGGCGATGTGGATCTGGACTATGCGTATCGGGATTATCCGGCGATTATCAAAAATGCGGGGCTGAATGGATTTGCAAAAAGTGCAACAACCACTCCGGCGGCGGATACTGGAAAAGACACTTTGGACACTGGGAAGGACACTGATATGCTGGGGCAGATCTTGCAGCACGTTGCCAGCATTGATGAGAAATTGAACGGGTAAAAACAGCGGTGAAATGCCGTTTATAGGTAGTAAAAAACGCTCTTGAACGTGGTGTTCAGGAGCGTTTTTTTCGTTTTGCGTGTCAGTTTTTTGCGTTTTGCGTGGCAGGCTACAAGGATACTATGTGGATACAGTAGGGAAAAATAAGAAGAGAATAGAAGAATACATAAGAAACCAGTTGCAGGACGATA